CGCATGACTAAACACAATTACACTAATCCATCTGAGAGATTAGATACTGCTTATGTTGAGGCACAAGTTACTGAAGGTAAGAAGTATTATGATGAGCAAGGGTGGGAGATAGCACCACCCATCTCTGATAGAGAGTGTATTTATCGTTGTTTAGAAAACTGTCAACAACTTGCTGGTCTTGATAAAACACAAGTAGCACGTTTAATGAAAGATTTTGAGACAAAGAAAACAAAATTAGAAAGGAATGAGGAGTATCCAGCATTATGATTACTAAATTAAAAAATCCTTTAACACCAACCTATCTTGATTTCAAAGAATTTATTAAGAGAGATGGATTTGCATGGGGTCATGCAGAGTCAAATTATGGTGAGGGAGCACATCCTGGATTCTTTACTCATCCATTTATTTTAAGACCTTTTGCAAATGACGTTGCCAAATATCCTAAGCAAGTATGTGAGCATACAATGTATGCTCATCAAGTTGTAGAGGAAATTTTAGATTTTAATGGTATAACTTTAAATTGTATTTACAGGATGAATCTTAATAAGACTTATCCTCAAGATAGTTTAAATCAACAAACTCCTATTCATGTAGATCATGAATTTCCTCACAGTAATCTTTTAATTTATTTTACTTCTCATCAAGAGGGTGAAGGTGGGCAAATTATTATTAATGATGAACATTATTTTCCAGAAGAAGATGACGTTATAACTTTTCCTGGTACTCCACATAGTACCATGTTACCTAAGAAAGGATTTAGAACCTCATTAGTAACTACATATCTTGGTGGTTACACAAGAGGTGATCATGTAGACAGAGGTGAAGTTATTATTGATATGAGTATAGATGTATGAGAATACTAGGAGTTTTATGCCATCATGATGCCTCTTTGTGTCTTATAGAAGATGGTAAAATTATTAGATATTGGAAAGAAGAAAGACTTGCAAGAGTAAAGAGGGAATCTCCTCCCATCAAATCTTTAATTGAAATCTATAATGAGTTTGGTGATACTATAGATTTTATAATTGGGGAGCCACATGATTTAATTGAAGGACTTGTAGCTACATTATTTCCTTCAGTAAAAGAGATTTTTAAAATAGATCATCATTTACAACATGCTAGTTTAGCGTTTTATAATAGTGGATTTAAAGAAGCTTTAACCGTAGTTGTGGATCGGAATGGATCCAAACGTGTAGGTGTTTTAGAAAGTGAAAGTGTTTATCAATGTTCATATCCAAATGATTTTGTTCCTCTGTATAAGTCTTATGCTAAACCTTGGTATGGTAGATATTTTAATAGTGAAAGTGTTAAACCTAATTTAAATAATATTATTCTCCAATTGACTGAAATGTATCCAGGGTGTCATTTTTCAGTTGATTCATATTATAATATTTGTTCTGTATATGAATCAGCAATTGCATTAATAAATCAACATCCAATGGAAGCTGGTAAGGTTATGGGGTTGGCATCCTATGGTAAGTCTTTTCCAACTTCACGTTTAATGTATGATAGTGTTCCTATTGATTCTAATTTTCATACTAGACAAGCACATGATATTCTCTGGGGATCTACTCCAGGTAAACATCCAATGACTATTAATAGAGAATTGGATTCAAAGCAAACCAATAATATAACTACCGATAATTATCAATTGTATGCAGATTATGCACATCAGGTTCAATGTGAAACACAACAAGCCCTTGGTGATTTAATTGAAAAGTATTCTGACTTTTCAGATAATATTTGTATCAGTGGTGGATATGGATTGAATGTAGTTGCTAATCAATATTTGACAGAAAGATTTCCTTGGAAGAGTTTTTATTTTGAGCCTATTGCTGATGATAGTGGTAATTCTATAGGTTCTGCTTTATATTGTCATCATAGAATGACTGGATCTACAGAACCAAATGATTTTAAAGATACTATGTTTCATGGTAAGGAATATCCTATACCAAAAGAATATAAAACATGTGAATTAGATTTTATTGTAGATAGTTTATGCAATGATAAATCAGTTGCAGTGTTTCATAAACAGGCAGAAGCAGGACCAAGAGCATTGGGTAATAGATCTATTTTGTTCAATCCTTACAATCCTGATGCTAAGGAGATTGTTAATAAGATTAAGAAGAGAGAATGGTATAGACCTTTTGCAGCAATAGTTTTAGATTATGAAGCACCATACTTATTCAATATGGGTATGCATGAAATTAATGAGAAAAATTATAAGTATATGACAAGAAGTGTTACGGTAAGAGATCCATTTCTTTATGGTGTAACTCATGTTGACCAAACGTGTCGGATTCAAACTATAGATTATAAGCATCATTTATATCGTTTGCTTCGTAGTATAAGTAGTCATACAGGTTATGGTGTTTTATTAAACACCAGTTTTAATTTAGCTGGTGAACCGTTAGTTGAAACACTTGCGGATGCAGAGAAAACATTCTATAATAGTGACTTAGATATTCTCTGGTTTCCAGAGACCAATCAATTTATTTCTAAAGATTAAAATGGCTGTAAAAAACATACGTTTCACTAGTGGTGAAAATGTTATCTGTGAGTTGAATGAAGAGAAGGAGGATAGTATTGTAATTGCAGATGCAATTATTGCTATGCCAGCAGGTGAAGATGGCACTCAAATAGGATTTGCTCCTTGGGCTCCATTGCAAGATCCTGATATTCATGAACTTGAAATCAACAAAAGAAATGTAATGTATATTACAGAAGCTGTGCCAAGTCTAGTAACACAGTATAATACTATGTTTAATAAACCATCTATCGTTACTCCAAATACAGGTAAGTTAATTCTATGAGACTAGGTGTTATGTGCTCTGGTAAGGGTACCAACTTCGAGAACATTCTACGCACTTGTAATAAGCATGAAGTTGTGTTGATGATACACAACAAAAAAGATTGTGGTGCTGTAAAGGTAGCAGAAAAATTTGGTGTCCCACATTGTTACATACCACACAAAGATGAAGAGAGGATGATTGATCTCTTAAAGGTATGGCGTGTGCAACTTGTTGTGCTTGCAGGATACATGAGAATTTTATCACCTAATTTCATCAACTCATTCCCAGAAAGAATTATTAATGTGCATCCATCTCTACTTCCCAAGTATAAAGGCATTGATGCTGTAGAGCAAGCATTGGAAAGTGGAGATGATGTTACAGGATGTACTGTCCATATAGTGACAGAAGAGTTAGATTCTGGTAGAATACTCCTACAGGGAAAAGTCCCTATTGAAAAAGATGATACGGTAAAAACTTTAACCAAACGTATTCAACGTTCTGAGTATGGTATTTTACCAGCAGCAATCAACAACTTTACATTATGAAATCTTTGAAAACTCCTCTTCGATATCCAGGAGGTAAATCACGTGCTATTACAAAGATGGCACAGTTCTTACCAGACATGAGTAAGTATAAGGAGTATCGTGAACCTTTTCTTGGAGGTGGATCTGTTGCTTTGTATATGACAAAGACCTTTCCTCATTTAGAAATATGGGTTAATGATCTTTATGAACCGCTAGTTAACTTCTGGCAACAATTACAAGATGATGGAGATGAAATTGCGAAAGACTTACGTGCCCTCAAAGAGAGACATGATTCCACAGATAGAGCCAGATACCTTTTTCTGGAATGCAAAGAAAATCTTGACAAGGAGGCTACGCCCAGAGATCGTGCTGTCTATTTTTATGTTATCAACAAGTGCAGCTTTAGTGGTCTTACTGAGTCCTCGTCATTCAGTGCCCAAGCATCACAGTCCAACTTTTCAATTAGAGGAATCGATAAGTTACCTGGCTATCAAGAGTTAATAGAAGATTGGACTATAACTAATCTAACTTATGAAAGGATGTTGAGTGATGAGAAGGATATATTTATATACTTAGATCCACCATATGAGATAGGAACTAATTTATATGGTAAGAAGGGTGAGATGCATAAGTATTTTGATCATGATGCATTCTCTAAAGAATGTGATGGATTTACTAGTCATCAGATGATATCATATAATAGTGATCAAGTTGTAAAGGATCGTTTTAAGAATTGGAATGCGTATGAATATGAGCACACGTATACTATGAGATCGGTTGGTGATTATATGAAGGATCAGCAAGGAAGAAAGGAATTGGTATTAACCAACTATGGCATATGATGATCGATATCCTCTTAAGGATTATTTGAATAGTCTTAACTATAGTAAGGAATATCTCATGGGAGATGATCCTGGTTGGGAAAAGAATTACACTCCTTATGTAATTAATAAATGTATGTCTCACCATATGGATACTATCATGTATGCCAATGAGATGAATCAGTATTCGGCATTAGATAAGAAACTTCAATATGATTTTTATATACATATAGTGAGGTCTCGTAAAAGGTTTTCACCTTGGGGCAAAAAACAGAAGATGAATGACTTGGAAGTTGTCAAACAATACTATGGCTATAGTAATGAAAAAGCAAGACAGGCTCTTAGCATTCTGACTCCTGATCAAATTACTTTTATTACAAACAAACTGAATAGGGGAGGCAAGAAATGAGCGAAGAACTTAGTTGGTCTAAGGAAGACATGGTGCAGGTGACTTTAAAGGAACCTGATGATTTTTTAAAGGTGCGTGAGACATTAACTAGAATTGGAGTGGCTTCTAAGAAGGAGAGAAAATTATTTCAATCTTGTCACATACTTCATAAGAAAGGGTCGTATTACATAGTACATTTTAAAGAACTATTTGCTTTAGATGGTAAGAGAGCAAATCTTTCTTTGAATGATGTTCAAAGAAGAAATAGAATTATACAACTACTAAGTGATTGGGGATTAGTTGAGATATCTGATGTTGATAGAATATCTGATGCTGCACCTTTAAGTCAGATAAAAGTTATTTCATATAAAGATAAGGGTGATTGGACTTTAGAGTCTAAGTATAATATTGGTAAGAAGAAGCAACCTACAAATGAAGGTTAAGGATTATATATAGAACAGTTGCAATAGGTATATGGCTGAAGAAGAAGTGAAAGAGGAGATAACTGAAGAGGTAGAAGAAGAAAAAAAGAAAGGTGTCTTTGGTAAAGTCAAAGATGCTATACTACCAGACCCTGAAGA